TAACCGCGTCGTTTATTCTCTCACCGAAGCTGGGAGAATTGCGATTAACTTAGAAAAATTTAAGGTTGGAGCGTGGCGTCTGTAATAAAAAAACAAGCACATGATTAAAAAATACGGCATAGACTTTTCAAGCAACACGTCGAAAATCACTATCGAGCTTGCTGGTTACTCGCGTAACATCATTGAGGGCGGCGATAGGGAAGAACGCTCCAAGATAATGCTCGAGTGCATGAAGCTGTTGTGGTCCGATAGGATATTCCGTGTTAACGAATGGACGGAGCGCCGTGTCCGGGCCTTCTGCTCGGAACAATTTTTTACAATGTGGGGGCCATCCAGCGCAGGCAAGTCGACCGATACCGCCGCCATGGTGCTGGCGCATTGGCTGGCATCACCGGCAGAAACGACATGCACGGTATGCTCGACCACACGCCCCGCGCTCGTCCAGCGCATATTTGGGGAGATTGTGCGACTATACGGTGCATTGAAGAACCCCCCGGGCAGGTATTTTAGCTCCACGACTTCGATAATCCTCGGTGACGATAATACGAAGAACGGCATCTTCGGCGTGGCCGTTCTTATCGGAACGATCCGCGAGGCCATGGGTAACATCATCGGGAAGCACAACAGGCGCAACGTCCTTATCGTAGACGAAATGCAAGCCACCAGAGAGGCCGCTGTAGCCGCCGTGAGCAACCTGCAAGGGGGCGAGGACTTCCATTTTGTAGGCATAGGTAATCCCGAAAGCCGGCTGGACCCGCTGGGAAGATACTCGGAGCCTGTCGATGGATGGAACTCCATCAACCCCACAATGAGGGAGTGGAAGACAAAGTTCGGCAAGTGTCTCTTCTTCGACGGCCTTGAATCACCAGCCATCAAGGAGCCTTTGAAATATCCGTACCTCCTGAAGCAATCCGATATTGACCAGCGCATCAAATGGTACGGAGAGAATGATCCGCGATTTTGGGCGCAGACGAGAGGCTTCATACCGCCAGAGGGTTTACCACGCACAATGTTCTCGGAATCATTCTTCGTTAAAAACGAGATGATGGATAAAAACACGATCTGGAAAGTCGGATGCCAAACCGTGGCCTTCCTTGATCCGTCATTTTCAGCCGGCGGTGATCGCTGTGCCTTGCGAATAGCCAGAGTAGGAATAAATGATAAGGATAAATACATCATCGAACTGGATGACCCCGTCGTTATCCCGCTTGAAATGAAACCAGACGAACCCCTTAACTACGTCACCGCCGCCAAGGTGACTGAAATCTGCCAGTCCAACGGCATCGATCCCATAAACTTCGGCATCGACATCACCGGCACACAGTCAGCCCTTGCTGATATCATCGAGGAAAAGTTCGGCAAGGGAATAATGCGGGTGCAATTCGGTGGTAAACCCACGGATCTGCCGATATCAATGGAGGAAGACGTACCTGCGTCAACAAGATACGCCAACAGAGTGACGGAGCTGTGGGGAACATTCTACCAGTACGGGCGCCATGGCCACATACGCGGCGTAGATGTTGAAACGATTAAGGAATTCTGTTCGCGCCTTCTACTTGAAAAAACAAATCCAAGTTGCTTGGAACCGAAAACAAAAATGAAAGCCCGAAGTGGCAAGTCCCCTGACTTTGCCGACTGCGGAGTGGGCATCACAGCCCTCATTAGGGAGCGCCTTGGAATCGTCCCCGGGGTTGGAGAAAGCAATGTCGGCCAATTCGACATTGAACAGACTGAATCGGAGAGTGGCGACGACCCCGAAAAGACATATCGATCCACCAGCGAAGAAAACTTTTATGAACAAAAATCTTGACAGATTCAGGCGTTGTATTGTGCTGCTGTTCATGCTGCTCATTCCAGTAGCATTCGACAATTCAGTAGCAGAATCTTCCGGCGATGCCAGATGGTACCTGCTCCATTGGACCGCGTTGATATTAACCGCAGGATATTTATTTCAAAACAAGGGACCGCTCCGCATCCCTGCAATCGTATGGATGATTGTTTTTTTGCTAGTTTTGTCCGCGTCGTCAATGGTGTGGTCCGCCAATTTATACAAAAGCTGGTGGTCGCTCAAACACGCCACCGGATATGCCGCGCTGTTCTGGTTCGTATACATTCTACGCGGAGGGCTGTGGTGGAGAGCTTTGCTGTGGACCGTGGCATGGGGCGCCGGATTCAACGCAGCGCTTGGAATAGCCCAAGCCAACGGAATAGTATTGTTCGGCAACTATTTTGAACAGTCATGCATACCAGCAGGCACGTTTGTAAATAAAAATCTTCTCGGGTCGTATTTGGTTGTGACGATGCCAGCCGCTTTATACCTGATGATTTCAAGCAGCGGATGGATTGCGCGGATCTCCGCAGGCGTCGTTCTGATTGCCGGCGTGACAGCACTGCTATACGTCCACAGCGTTGCAAGCTGGATCGCCGCGATTATCGCTGGATTCTTTTTGATAGCGTGGAGATTCAGGAGCAGGCGCTTGGTTGTAGCTGCGGCGATATGCATGGCCGTAGTCTGCGTGGTATTTGTAGGGACAAACAAAATACAGCGAAGCGAAGTTCGACATGCGTACAACATAAACGGACTTGCCATCATCAAGGACCACCCACAGGGCGGCGTGGGGCTTGGAGCGTTCAAGACGGTATATGGGTCTTACCGCAACGCCATAATCGATACGCCAGCCGCAGGATTCTCAAAAACCGCACAGCCGAGCAGGATACACAACGACTTGATGCAGGCGTTTGTTGAGCTTGGAATCGCTGGAGGCATAACGTACATCGCCATCTTCGTGGTCCTGATCGCAATGGCATGGCGCGTAGGAACGGCAATGTCCATGTGCCTTATATCCGGAGTGATAGGGCTTGGCATAAATTCTCTTATGGATTTTTCGCTGCAACTCCCGATGGCGCCAATAGCGCTGGCCGTGTTTGCAGGAATAATCGCCGGCCTATACGTTGACAAGACGGGCGCGCGCTTATGGAATATCCCGCGTTACATTTACGCGCTGCTGGCCGTGTCTGCTATTGCCGGCGGCATCTTCGTTTTTAAGGACGACTGGAACCGCAGGAAGGGTTCCCAATATCTTAGATCGTCCATGTTGTTGTGTATGGAAGGCGATAAAGAAAGAGCGCTGGCATACCTAGTGCAATCATTTGCCTGTTATCAGTGGAATTCGCGTCTGTACGAATACGGAGTGATATCTAAATAGTTCTTGACAAATACGCATCATTTTGGTAAAAGCCCAATATTCAAGAGATACTATGCATATACCCAAAAAGTACCCAAGACTTAAATACCCTCTCATGGAACCACCGGGAGGATTTATATTCAGGGACTTGGACACAAACGTATGGATGGCATCGCACGTTTCCCTCAAAGACCTAATCCAGCAATGTAAAAATCATCGTCGCGCCAACAAACTAGTATTTGATGAAGACGAATTTTCAAAATTCATTGAAGCCACGATTTGCTACAGCATCGACCCGGCCCTTGTGCTTGATCTCCCCGACGACCATAACCCCTCAAAGCAAATGCTGACTCTGTACAAGGCAAATAAATGCACGACGGATTATTTGCAGAAATGGAAAAACAAGGGCCAAAAACTCGTTCCACAAGAAGAAGCAAGAAATCGCTCTGCCATGTGCTTGAACTGCGAATTCAACGCAACACACATTTGTTTGACGTGCAAAGGAATCGACGAATGGATTTATGGCTGGACCCGCCGCAAGACCGTTAACGACAAGAGGCTTGGAATATGCCAATGTGACGCCGTGATCCTGTTCGCATCGGTCCATGCCAGATATCCCGGTGTCCCCACCAACGGACAGAAGATTACATATCCGGAATACTGCTGGAAAAAACCAGAGGAAATTAGCCATGAGTGAAGACAATGTCGAACAGCCAATAAAAACTTTGAGCAAAACCGGCGTACCTCCGAAATCCCGCATTGCTGACGCCGCGTCCGCCTATACCTTGTTTGCAAATATAAAAAGCAACGACGAGCAGGCCGCATATTACCGCAGCATAATCAAAGGTCTTATAGACGGCAACCCCCCTTACTCACACGCCATGCTTCAAAAGGATGGACAGAGCTGGCGCTGCAACGTGAACTGGCGTGAAGCCGAGAGCATCATCGACACGAATACCGCGTCGATATGGGAGCTTGATATGGAGGTCGCCAACCTGATCACGGTCAAGACGGCCTACCAAGACCCACAGCGCCCGGGCGTGAATTACGGCGGTATCATCGAGGAAGAATATACCCGGACGATAAAGGCATGGCCGAGCTATTTTTTTAATCGCATGCTATGCATCAAGGAAATGCTCTGCACTGGAATAGGACCGATGTTCTGGCAGGACAAATGGGACTGGCGCCCGAAGGTAGCCCAGCGCGCCGCACTGTTAATCGACCCGCAGTCGAAGTCGAACATTGACGAGATAGAGCTGATTGGATTCCGCCACTCGTATCAGGCCCACGAACTGTACCAGAAAATAAAGGACGAAGATGCCAAGAAGCTATCCACAGAGGCGGGATGGAACAACACGCTGATTCTCGATGCCATCATCAAGTCACAAAAAGACCCCGGCTCTGGAGCAGAAGGTACGTTCCAGACATCTGACATCGAAGCCATCCAGCAGAGGTTGAAAAATAACGACTTGGTGGATTCGCAAAACAACTGCAATCCCATCAACGTGATCCAGTTTCTGGTGAAAGAATACAACGGTAAGATATCGCGCTATATCATTGCCGAAGATCAACAATATGCTGATTTTCTTTTTAAGGGCGTAGATGAGTTTGACAACATGAAGCAGGCATTATGTCTGTTCATGTGGAATACCGGGGACGGATACTGCAAGTCGGTTAAGGGACTCGGCCATCGCATCTTCCCCCATATCGAACAGTCTAACCGATTCATCTGCTCGACGGTTGATGGCGCCGTTATGTCCTCGAGTTTCATCCTGCAGCCGAATGGACAAGGTACAAGAGGGCAAATCAACCTGATGCGCCTTGGCCCCATCACCGTTTTGCCAGCAGGCTTCTCCGCCGTCCAACAGTCGTTCACGCCCAAACTTGACCAGTTGATCGGCATACGAAGCATGCTTTACCAGATACTCAATAACAACTCCCATGTGTTCAAGGACACCGCAGAAGCCCCAGACGCCCCGGAACGCACACTCGGTGAAGTCCAGATTCAGGCCATGAACACCGCCAAGCTGGACAAGAACGAAATCTCCATCCACTACCTGTACCTTGATTCATTCCATAAAGAAATCTTCCGGCGCCTGTCCAATCCCGATTATCCGCACGAAGCTGGTGGGTATCAGGAATCTAAGGATTTTCTTGAACGTCTGAAAGATCGCGGAGTAACGAAGGAAATCCTGAAGGACTGCCTTGTGTCTGCTACTCGCGCCATAGGTTACGGTTCCGCATCGATGCGCGAAATAGTCACCAACCAGATCATGCAGCTTGCCCCGTCCATGGACGAAATTGGACGGCAGAACGCCGTACGCGACAAGATCGCCTCGTTAGTAGGGTATGACATGGTTGACCGCTACGTTCCGGAGGCAGGCCGCAACAAGATACCCACATCCGAACATAGTCTCGCCACGCTCGAAAACAACGACATGGCTGAAGGCTCTAACGTGGTCGTAGGCGTAGACCAGCCGCATGTCATACACCTGATGATACACATGCCGATGCTGTCGAACATCGCACAGACGTTCCTCAGTAAACCGGAATCAATGAATATCATGAAGGCTGTGCCGGCGATGAGTGTAGGCATACAGCATTGCGGATCTCATTTGCAGATTTTGGGGAGTGACCCGGCTCGCAAAGATGAAGCCAATGAAGCCCAAAATCAACTCAAGCAGCTTGCCAAGATATTCGGCCAGATGCAAAAGGCGCTTGAATTCCAAATGAAGCAGCAGCAGCAACAGCAGCAGCAACAGCAGCAGCAGCAGCAACAGGCCCAACAGGTACTTCAAGACCGTGACTTCCAAGTAAAGATGGCCGAGGTCGAAAAGAACGCAATGATCAAATTCCAGAACATGGAGCGCCAGAACACCATCCGCGAGACAAAGTCAAAACACTCCATGGAACTGGCCGACACATCCGCAGCCGCAAGTATCAGACGCGAAGACGCGAAGGCGGAATCAACCCAGAAAGGATAGAGCATGAACGCATCGGACATCCAGCAAAGTGAGGCAGCTCGAAAGGAATATGACGAATGGCTCAATCAACCCATGACCATAAATGTCATAGGGATACTTCGCATGGAAGGCCGCGTAAGCTTGCCAGATTTGCCCACGATACGCGCCGAGAGTGCTTTGTGCGCTGCTGGCCAGAATGAAGGCTGGCACAAATGCATCGACCGCCTCCTGACATTGAGTGACCAACCGCAGAAGGCAGCTCCCGAGCCAACCGCCGACTTCGGCGCAGCACAAATCATGGAAGACGCAGGATTGAAAGTCCCCGGTACGATCAAACAGCAGTAATGAAAGGAAATGCATATGCCAAATGAAGACGTAAAGGACGAAAGGACATCGGAACAGATCGCCACGGATATCATCAAAGAGGTAAAAGGCGGCGATACGCCCCCGGCTACACCCCCGGCCACACCCCCGGCCACGCCCCCGGCTACACCCCCGGCTACACCCCCGGCTACGCCCCCGGCCACGCCCCCGGCCACAGATGTTCCCGACATTCCTCCTGAATTATCGGGAGATACACCAACCCCCACTCCGCCCCCAACGGATGAAGACCCGCCCGATTTGAATAAGGCTGACAAGCGCACACAGGAAGCCTTCCACCGTCTGCGCCAGCAACTCCAGCAGGCAACCGCGCAACTCGATCAGGCGCATGCTGTCAAGCCCGGGGACACCCCGCCGTTGGGAGATGTCGTTGAACGGGAAATGCAGACAAAGAAAAAAATCGACGACATAACCGCAAAGCTCCATCAGGCTTACGACGAACTCGGGAAGTATTCGCTATCTGCCGATCCACGGTTCAGAGCGCAGTACGACGAGCCGCAGAAACTTGCCGTAGCTGCTATGAAACAAGCAGTTAAAGAATGGGAAGTTCCTGAAGAAGTTGTCGACTCTTTGTTAAAGGCCACCCCAAAACAAAGATTTGATATCATGCAGGAACACGCGCCCGACGCTTTAGTGGCCATGCAAGGAATGCTGACGCAATATGATCACAACGAAAGCATGAAGCAGATGGCTATTGATCGCCACTTAGAAACCCGGCAGGCGCTCGAGGACCACCAGAAGCAGCAGTCCGAGATCATGAACAAAAACGGCAGGGAAACATTATTCAAATCGGCAACCACCAAAGTGCTGCATGATGGATATGCAATCTTCAATCCAGTTGAAGGCAACGATCTTTGGAATAAGCATGTGGCCACATTGCACAAGAAGATTGTCGATATATTCAGCGGTAACAACCAAGTGGCACAGGCCGAGCATCTTGTCCTTGGCGTAGCAGCCCCCGTATACCGAGAGATGTATAAGAAGGAACACACAAGGCGCCTCAAAGTCGAAGCAGATATGAAGGCGAGATACGGAGCAAGTGGCGGTCTTGACGCCGCTGCCCGGGATGCCGCCAATCATCCGAAGCCACAGGAACCCGCCGCAACCGAAGATATCGTAGCAGGAATTATAAGCGACGAAATAAAAAGTTAAAATTAGTGCTTGACTTTTTTAGACCGAAGTGGTAAAAGCAAAACAATGAAAACAATTTGACGCATTTTATAAAACGCGTAGCTATATCGTCTCGACGATAAGAGTGTAGGCTGGCTCCTCGGCCAGAGGTAAACCTCCTTGGAAAAGGTCAGGGCGTATTTTGCTCCCCGGCAACGCTTGGACAGCGTTAAAAGTCAAGGCTGTATGTTGCTCCCCGGCAACGTGTGCGACGAATCGTACATTAGATACATTTTTGACAACTCTGCCACAAGGAGAAATACGCCATGGCATCACCAATTCCGCTTTCTACCGAGCAATTCAACCGGATCATGATCCGTATTACGGAGAACTTCGATCCGGTCATTCAGAAGAAGCTCAATAAGTTCCGATCAATCTATCGCAACCTCCAGCCAGAAGGCAAGTTCAAGCTTGGTGAAGGATACGTGCGTCAGGTGCATACCTTCTATCCGGGTCTTGACGATCAGGCCGCATTGCTGAAATGGTCTGCGGAAACGTCATATCGTGCGCCCGGTACCAATGGTCAGGATGACCCCGGCTACGATCCCTGCACCTATACGGCCTACATGCTCGGCTACGGTTTCAAGACCGAATCATACACCGGCTGGAAAACCACCCGGCGAAGTCCGAATTATTGCATCAAGGACTTCATGTATGAATGGCAGTTTGCACAGCAACTCCAGATGATTCTCGAATCGTTTGGCGATGTCGCTTTGCAGATATGGGAAAACTTCGGGCGCGAGATGTACATGAACTATGCGAACAAGTTCGTGGCCACCGGCGAAGCTACCCCGACCACGCTATTCACATATGATCCCTTCACGTCGACGCAGTTGACAGTACCGGCTGGTACCGTTATCTCGACGTTAACGTCGAAGCATTTGGACATGATCTATCAGTTGCTTGCCCTGCAATGCAAAGACGGCGCGCTGGCCCTTGACAGCGAAATGCCGTATTACGGGCTGGTAATTCATCCCTACGATTGGGATGACCTGATGCATCGTGATTCTGATCTGCGCGAAGATTTCCGCAGCGCAAATCCCGACCTGCTCATCGACGGCATCGGCAAGTTAAAACGCTACCGTGGGTATGCCATGAACTTCGATCTGTTGACGCCCCGCTTCAAATTGGTATCGCAGGATGCCGGCGGAGCGATGGTCCTCGAGCGTGTTCTTCCCTTCAAAGAGGAAGCCACCACGCAGGGCAGTCGCTGGCAGGCCGATGAGGATTACCTCAAGGCGGAATACACTATCGTCAACATTATCCTTAAGAATGTTTTCGAGAAGCAGATTCCCCCGGTCACCCCGGGCCGCATCGCCGGTGCCTCGTTCGGAACAACGCCGAATAACAACGGCGAGTTGAAGTGGATTAATATCTCCGATGTTGAGAAGAATATTCTCAACGAAAAGGGATTCTTCTTCTCGCGCTTTACGGCATTCAGCAAGCCGCTCGTCAATAACGAGTATGCTGTTTCGCTGCTTGTTAAGCGTTGTCCGCATACACCAGCGGTTCTCTGTGAACCCTGCGCTGCTGCCACAGCCGGCGCTAAGACCGTCACAGACGCTGTTGCTATTGATCCTGAAGGCACAGGCAGCTATTATCAGGTTGAAGTAACCATTAGCGACACCAACGGCCTGACGCAGGAAGCCATCCAGTCGGTCACGGTGACATTCGTGGATCTGACAACCGCTGCGGTTCTCATAGCCTATGATGGCAGCGCCCCGACCAAGTACACCCTCACGTTCGCTACCGCAGCGGATTGGGTTGCACATGGCGGTGGTATCTCGACCGTAACCTGCACCTAACAACAAACCATGAAGGGGCGCGATGGATAACCATCCGCCCCTTTAAGGAACGAAAAATAAAAACAAAGAGGAGATTAAGACCTATGAAGAAGTTTATTGCAACGTTAAGTGCGGTGGTGCTTGGGATGCTTGCCGCGCATGTGGGATTGGCGCAGACGCTTTCCGTCACTCCGTCAAAACTGAAACTTGAAGGTACGCAATATCAGGGCGCAACAGCGGCCACGATTGGCGTATATAACGGCGCACGTTCAGGTACGAGTTACATCACGCTGGCCGTCCC